GGCGCTATCGCGAACTCTTCAAAAGTCTCGATATCTCCCCCCTCTTGCGCGATACGATGATCGGCCATGTCGTCGCCCCCCGCTATCGCGATGAGAAAATCGCCAGAGTAAGCCTCTCCCCGTTCTGGGGGGCGGGGCGCTACCTTTCGCCAACCCGCTGGCTCCACGACCTACTCGACGGCGATTTCGATTTTCCGCTTCTCTATTATCGCGACATAGCCGTTACCGATGTCGCCGCTCTGAAGAAGGCCGCCATCGAGTGGAAAGGACAGGACGAGTCCGCCTGGCACGCGCTCACGATGGCACAAGCCAGTGTTTTCTCTGATCTTATCGAAACCCTCCCCTTGTCCACGCGCGTAGAAAACACGTTGCACCGCGCTCTCACCTCGTGGGGGGATCGGAAAACAGAACTGGCTTTCGGTTCCAGCGTACGCTCACCGATTCCCCCCCTCGAATGGGTACGCGAAGTGCTGGAAGACGAGCGTACACAGGCGTTGCTCGCCGTTTCGAACTTTGGCCAGCATTCCCTGCACCAGCTACGAGAGGCGCTGCAAGCGGCCTTGGGCGAGCATGTCATCACCAAAACAGATCCGCTCTTCACATTTTCGCAGACACAAGCAGAAATTTTTGCCCAGTTCCTGCTTGGCCTGGATCTGGAGAAGGACACAAAATCCCATTTCCTGCACCTGCTCGGCGCGACGAAGTACGGTGAATTGCGCCAGTATTGGAAGTACGACGATATCGTAAAAACTGTCTACAGCTCGCCCACGGCTACCGCTTTCTCCCCGCTTGACTGGGCGAAGGAGGTCGTTGCCGGTAAGCGCGACAAGGCGCTACTGGCGAGCCGCGGGGTAGGCGTCACTCGCCTGAGATATCTAAAAGAGGCATTACGAAAATTCGCATGAGCCACTTAACTGACAAGCCCAAACCCGACAGCGTGGAGAAAAACACGCTGATTGCCGAAAACCGCGTCGGCGTGTTTCGGGTGCGCACCGATGTGCTGCGCACGCTACCGGACGATCTCTTTGCTGCGCATCTTTTCCCATTTCCTGATCATCCGCGCCGAGGCGCTCTTCTATAGCGCTTCGATCCGGTACTGCGCGTACTCACCCCTCTTTGCGCCGGTCGAAGCGCAAGACGAGCCGCCCATCTACGAGCTTATCGTCAACGGCATCGATGAAGACATGACCATAGAGGTTAGAACCACAGGAGTATAGCTTGAGCCAAGTCATCGGCAATCCCTGGGATCGCCAAGTATGGGACACCGACGTGTCCTACTACAATTTTCAAACCTATTACCTGGCCCTCCCCGCCAACGAACGCAACCTACAGATGGCCTATCGCAATTACAGGGCGAGCAAAGGGCTACAGCAGGGCAGCAAAAAAGGGCGGAAATTCCGCGCGCCGGGAAACTGGCGTAACTGGGCGGAGGGCAAAGATCCGTACAGCCGCAGGCTCCCTGGCTCTGCCTTTGCCGACGCGCTGACCTGGGCCGAACGCGCCCGCGCCTACGACACGCACCTCGCTACCCAAGCGCAAAAGGCAGCGCAGGAACTATGGACGCAGCGTCAGTTAGACCTGCGCGCCAAAGAGTGGGAGGCATCTATCGACCTTTTTGAGCGGGGCAAACAGATGCGCCGCGCCCCCATCTTCCGCCAGACCACCACAGACACGCTACAGCAAGATGGAAAAACGATCAACCGCACCGTCATCATTGAGCCAGCCGATTGGCGCGAAGCCGATGTTAGCCGCACCGTGGAAGAGGCCAGCCGCTTAGGGCGCAAGGCCGCGGAGATGGATCAAGAGAAATACAGCGTCGGGGATTGGCGGCAAGAGTTGGCACAGGCCGGTGTCGATCCAGATATGTTTTATGACCTGCTCGTCTCCACCCTCGCTGCAAAGCAAGCCGGTGTCAGCCTAGAGGAAGTGCGCAACCTTGTTCGATCTCTCATCTCCCAGTCTACCGCCGCTTAGCACAAGGTCTATCGATCAACTGATAAAGCAGGCGACCGCGGAGGCTGGGGCGATCCTTACCCAAGCCAGCGCGCGGATCATGACCGAGTATCAAGATGATCCGTGCGGCTTCGTGCGCAACGAGCTTGGGGACACCCTAACGCCGGATCTAGAGCGGATCATGGAGTCGGTGCGCGATTACCCCGAAACCATCGCCCGATCCGGCAACGCAACCGGTAAAACGTTTATTGCGGCCCGCATTGCGGCCTGGTTCTACAAGTGTCACCCCGGCGCAAAAATATTCACCGCGGCTGCGCCGCCCCTCTCCAACCTCACAAATCTCCTGTGGGGGGAAATCGGCTCGATGATCGCACACCACCCGCGCCTCTTTGCGGGGGACAGAATCACCTATCTGCGCGTGGAACGCAGCGACGACGAGTATTGGGTCGGCGTTACCATTCCCTCTGCTGGCAGCAGCGAATCCAAAGAAGCGCGCTTTTCCGGCAAGCACGCACCCTACTTACTCTTCATCGTGGATGAGGGCGACGCGGTGCCGCTAGAGGTGTACAACGGCATCGAGTCGTGTATGTCGGGCGGCCATGCGCGGCTGCTCGTCATGTTCAACCCACGCTCAACCCTGGGGCCGGTCTATCGCAAAGAGGTGAACCAGGAGGCCAACGTGGTCACCCTCTCCGCGCTGGATCACCCCAACGTCATCACCGGCATTGAACACATCAAGGGCGCGGTCACCCGCGACAAGACGGTGCAGCGCATCAATAACTGGTCGCGCCAACTCACGCCCGGTGAGCAGGAAGACAAGCACTGTTTTACCGTGCCTGATTACCTGGTCGGCACGACCGCCCCCCGCAAGACCGGCGACTTCTTTCCACCCCTGCCAGCCGGGGTGCGCAAGATCACGGACGGTCGCCTCTCCTATATGGTGCTGGCACGCTACCCAGCACAGGCCAGCAACCAGCTCATCAGCGAGGAATGGGTCAGCGCCGCACGGTCGCGCTGGGATCTGTACGTAGCCACGTATGGCGAGAAAGCGCCCAAAGGCGTACCCGCGCTGGCCGGTCTGGATGTGGCCGAACTGGGCGACGACAGCAGCGCGTTCTGTATGCGGTATGGCGGCTATGTCGCCCCTTACCTGGTCTGGGGTGGGGTCGATGTGACCGTGAGTGGGAAACGGGCCGCGCAGTATTATCTGAGCCATAATATCCGCTACGTATTCATCGATGCCAACGGCGTCGGCGCAGGCACCGCCCCGACCCTACGCAGCGAGCTAAAGCGGCTCAAGGTCAAAAACTATGGATCGGTCGCCGTGCCGGTCAAGACCGCCGAAAGCCCCACGGTCAAGCCCGACGACGGGGAGTTCAAGATCCTACGCGACCAACTCTGGTGGGCGGTGCGCGAGTGGCTCAAAAACGACCCCGGCGCGATGCTCCCTCCCGACGATGAACTACTGGAAGAACTCCTGATTCCCACCTATGAACAGGTCGGGCGCTTCATCCGCGTCATGGAGAAAAAAGACATGCGCAAACTGCTAGGCCGCAGCCCCGACCGCGCCGACGCCCTCTGCCTTACCTTCGCCCCGCG